TAACCCTGAAATAGTCAACCTTAAATTGAAGGTTGGTATTGTTGGACATGGATTTGTGGGTGGTGCAGTGGACTATGCATTTACTCATCCAGAGATTAGTAAGTTCTATGTAGACCCGAAGTATGATACTACTATTGATGACCTAATCGACTGGGAACCCCATGTTACATTTATTTGTGCTCCAACTCCAATGGCGGAGAGTGGATTCGTTGATGCATCTATTGTAGAAGACGCTGCCTTAAAACTATTGGAACATACTGAAGGTGGAGTTGTTATCAAATCAACAATCACACCTGATATTGTAGACCGTTTGTATCAATCTATTTTTGAAGACGATATCAAACGTCTTACAATCAACCCTGAGTTTTTGACTGAGTCAAATGCTAAGGAACAATTTGTGAGTGCAGACTACCATGTTATTGGTGGACACCCTGACGCATGTCAAGGTCTTGCACAGTTATATGATGTTTATAGTCTATGTACTGCTGACGAATATATTTTCTGTTCTGGCCCTGAGGCTGCATTTATTAAGTATGGGGTAAACTCATACCTTGCGACCAAAGTTACATTCTTTAACCAACTGTATGATTCAATTCAAAGGTTTGGTTGTAACTTCCCGACTGTTGCAAATGCGATTGGTAGGGATAAGAGAATTGGAGTAGGTCATACACGTGTGCCTGGCTATGATGGTAAACGTGGATATGGTGGTGCTTGTTTCCCCAAGGATACAAAAGCGTTCACTTTATTCGATGAGACCTTGACTTTAATTGATAAGTGTGTTAGTATTAACAACAATTATAGAAATGAATATGAATTAGACGAACGTGAGGAGTCAAATAATGTCAAGTATGATGGACAAGCTGAAGAAAAACAGCAAGATAAAAACAACGGAAGTACTGTCGGAGAGTAAGTTCTTCACAGAAAAAGATATGGTGCCAACCAACGTTCCTATGGTGAACGTTGCATTGGCAGGAAGTATTGACGGTGGTGTCACGCCAGGCCTAACGGTCTTGGCAGGCCCTTCTAAGCACTTCAAAACCTCGTTTGCACTGCTAATGGCAGGGGCGTATCTAGAGGCAAAGAAGGATGCAGTGATGCTGTTCTATGATAGTGAGTTTGGTAGTCCCCAATCTTACTTTGAACAGTTTGGCATCGACACCGCACGGGTGTTACACACACCCATCGCCAATGTCGAGGAACTCAAGTTCGACTTAATTGCACAACTTGAGAACATTGACAGAAACGATGACGTGATTATCGTTATCGATTCAATTGGCAATCTCGCATCTAAGAAAGAACTCGAAGATGCAATCAACGAGAAGAGTGTTGCGGATATGTCCCGTGCTAAAGCGCTCAAAGGTCTGTTCAGAATGTGTACACCGTACCTGACTATGAAGAACATTCCAATGCTTGCCGTCAACCACACTTATAAAGAAATCGGTCTCTTCCCTAAAGACATCGTAGGTGGAGGTACTGGAATCTATTATAGTGCCGATAACATCTGGATTCTGGGACGTAGACAGAATAAGACTGGCACGGAGGTAACAGGTTATGATTTCGTCATTAATGTTGAAAAGTCTCGCTATGTTAAGGAGAAGTCTAAGATACCTATTTCTGTGTCTTGGAAAGGTGGCGTTGAGCGTAACTCTGGCCTTCTGGATGCTGCTCTTGCTGGTGGGTATGTTGTTAAGCCTAGTAATGGCTGGTACGCTAGAGTTGATAAGGAAACTGGAGAAGTCGTTGACCCCAAGGTGAGACAAGCAGATACTCTAACCGATGAGTTCTGGGCACCGATATGGGAGACCACAGACTTTGCAGACTTCTTGCAATCACAATACTCAATCACTCGTAAGTCAATTGTATCAATGGATGATATTGTAGATGAATGAGATTACATCGAAACTTAGTGAGAAAGTTCACTACGAAATTATCCCGTCTGCTGAGAACCCTCACGGATGGGATATCCGTTTACTTGAAGAGTATCCTGAAACGGTTATATCTTTTGGTGCTATTGAGTTTAGTGGTGTCGATGGGGATGACGGTCATATTTCTTTTAACTTTGATGTAGTGTCTTCTCCCGAAGATATTACAGAAGATGACTTGACATTTCAAGAGTATGTTGGTAGAATACTCTCTAGCATAATTGAAATGTCTATCGCTGAAGGAACGATGGTCGCTCAAGACCAGAAGACTGGTGAGACATTGATGACAGAACAAATGAGTGAGGAGTTAGAAGAATCATATAATGAATATAAATTTGGAACAGACGATTCTGAGGAATCTATTAACGAATGATGAGTACATGCGGAAGGTGGGTGCATTCCTATCTCCCGAATACTTCCAAGGGACTTATAAAGGACTATTCAAAGAAGTAACCAAGTTCGTTGCAAAATACAACAAACTACCATCACTCGAAGCATTTAAGATTGAGATTGATGAGAACAACTCTATGGGTGAGGATGACTACCGTCAAGGTGTTGACCTTCTCCCTGACCTATTCACCCCCGAACCAGAGAACCTTGATTGGTTAATTGAACGTACTGAGAAGTGGTGTCAAGACCGTGCTGTATTCAATGCAGTCATGGAATCTATTTCTATCATTGATGGTAAACACTCTACTCTACAAAAGAACGCAATCCCTGATGTACTATCTAAAGCATTGGGTGTATCGTTTGATACAAACATTGGTCACGACTATCTAGAGAATGTGGATGGTCGTTATGAATTTTATCACGAACAAGAGGAGAGGATTCCCTTTGACTTGGACTACTTTAATCAAATCACTAAAGGAGGTTTACCGAACAAGACGCTCAATATTGCACTTGCTGGTACTGGTGTTGGTAAGTCTCTTTTCATGTGTCATGTCGCTTCCAGCGCATTAAGTCAAGGACGCAATGCCCTGTACATCACAATGGAGATGGCAGAAGAACGTATCGCAGAACGTATTGACGCAAACTTATTGAACGTACCGATTGACCAGTTGGAGAATCTATCTAAGGATATGTTCACCGACAAGGTTGGTCAGATTGCTGCGAAGACTCAAGGTAAACTTATTATTAAAGAGTATCCGACTGGACAGGCAAACACCAGTCACTTCCGTGCATTGTTGAATGAGTTGAAACTCAAGAAGAACTTTGTACCTGAGATTATCTTTGTTGACTATCTGAATATCTGTGCCTCATCTCGTATGAAAGGTATGGGTGGTGCAATCAACTCTTATTCTTATATCAAGAGTATCGCAGAAGAACTACGTGGTCTTGCGGTTGAGTTCAATGTACCTATCATGTCTGCTACTCAGACTACTCGTTCTGGTTACAGTAATGATGATGTTGGTCTGGAGGACACGTCAGAATCGTTTGGTCTTCCTGCTACTGCTGACTTGATGTTCGCATTGATATCTAATGATGAACTAAATAATCTAGGTAAGATTATGGTTAAGCAGTTGAAGAATCGTTACAATGACCCAACACGTAACAATCGATTCACTGTCAAGGTTGACCGTAGTAAGATGCGACTGACCGATGATGAAGATGATGAGATGATACCCGAAGATAAAGATAAAGGTTGGGATGACAAACCACTATTTGATAATAGTGCGTCTGGTCAGAGAATCAGTCAAGAACAGAAATTCAAGAACTTTAGGATGGAATAAATGGAACTATTTGGATGGCCGTTGATTACAACTGGTCTTATGTTCTTTTCTTATTGGGTTGGTAAAATCCAAGGATTCGCAGATGGTAATGAAGTTGGATTCGAAGAAGGTATTAACTCAGCTTCTCCCGCAATCGCAACTGCGTTACTGAGGTGGGTTCGACAAGAAAAGGACGTTCACATCTCTGACCCTGAAATAAAAGAGATTATAGATAACATTAACGTGGAATGGAAAAATGATGAATAAGGTAAAACTAATTGCGTTGAGCAAACCAAGTGCGGTCACTGATTGTGAAACCGCTGCGGAGTTGGTTGCATACACAGCCCGTGTAAGTAATCCTACCAATCAGAACAATACCAAGACTGCATCTAAACTCTTGGGATATCTGATTAAAGAAGACCACTGGTCACCCTTTGAAATGGTTCATATGACTATGGAGATTACAACGACTCGTGATATTGCGAGGCAGATTATTCGACATAGGTCATTTGCATTTCAAGAGTTCTCTCAGAGATATGCAGAACAGACACACTTCCAATCCCGTGATTGTAGACTACAGGATGAGAAGAACAGACAGAACTCTATTGAGACCGATGACCGTGTACTCAAAGAGTGGTGGTCTATGGAACAGGCAAAGATCAAGAACGATGCGGTACGGTCTTATAACCAAGCACTAGAGAAGGGTATCGCAAAGGAACAGGCACGTGCATTGTTACCCGAAGGTATGACC